CAACGATCAAACCGGATCTACGACGACAAGCACAGGCAGCACAAATGGACTGCGTGGGCTGAATTACTACACAACCGGGGGCACAGCCGCTTACGGCTCATCTGGGACCGCGATTACAGACGGCATCCACACTTTGCTAACGGTATCACAAAACGGCGCTGCAATTGTGTACGATGATTTGGTTAATATGGCAAAAAGTTTTCCAGCGCAATACTGGAGTCTGCCCGGCAACGCCTGGATGATGCACCCAGACACAATTCACGATTTGCGGCAACTCAAAGCAGCAAGCAGCGGCAATGCTAGCCGATTGTTGGCAGAAACTGGTGATGATGATGGTGGCGCAGTAGCTAATTTGTTTGGTTGGCCTGTCATTCCAAACCCAAACATGGAAACTATTGCGGCTGGTAAATTTACGATTTACCTTGCTAACTGGCCCCGGTTTGTAACCATTGCGGACGTGGAGGAAATGACTGTCCAGGCGATGGAACAAAGCGCACCAGGCTTTATTACGCTGTACGCCGAGCGCCGAATGGTGTCTACTGTCCGTGATCCGTTTGCCGGTGTCCGTTTGGTTGGAGTTTAAAAATGTCCAGCGAAATCCTTGGCGCACAAGGTGGGGCAACTCGAAACCCGTTTAATTATGCAAAAATTGAGCAATTAAACCGGGATGTAGTAACGCCCTGGCTCACGCTAGAAGAAATAACCCAGCAGCTAAATTTGTTTGACGACGAAAGCCAAGACGCCTATTTGAGCAGCTTAGAACTAGCGACTAGGTTTGCAATTGAAGACTATTTGGGAATGTCCATATTTGCAATGACGTATCGAGTTTGGTACGGCGCAGAAGGAACCATTACCGCACCTATGGCGCTAGATTTGCCAGCAGTCAGCCAGAATCAGTATTCTACTCAAGCAGGATTAACTATTAACTCGGTTGGCTACTACAACAACAGCGCACCGCCTACTCTTATCCTGCTAACAGCATCAACCTACTACTACGATGCCAGCGGCAACCGGGTTATCCTGACTAGCCTGCCCACGATCACAAGCGACATGGCAAACCCAATTGTCGTGAACTACACTACCGCCGCTAACCCGCTACAGACGTATCCAGCCATTAAACAAGCTGGCCTGCTGCTGCTTACGCACCTTTACAACGAGCGCAGCAACAGCACTGAGGCATCGCTCAAAAATATTCCGTTTGGCGTAGATACACTTTTGCGCCCGTACAAAGAATTGGTAATGTAATGGCGATTGCACGTTTTGAAAACATTGCAATCAATAATCTAACCTTCAGCCTAACGGCTTTTGGTGAGCAAACCACAACCACGACAAAATGGTTTGACACCCGAGCCACAGTGTCGGCGGTAGGCAACAATCTAAAAATCTCAGAAAAATATCGGCTGTACGACAACCTAGTGCGGTTTCGTTTGAACTACACACCGAATATGCGGACAATTGCTAACTCGCAGCATTTGTTTTCAATTACGTACAGGACGCAAGATTGGCGCATTAATGATGTGCAGGAATCAGATGATCGAATGAGCGTTTTGATAATGTGCTACCGCAATGATCCGGTAACTGCGACATGACGGCACAACAAAACCCCGTTACATATGCCAGGGCCATCCAAGCGGCATTGACAACGATTGTCACGCCCGTCCCGGTCTACGCTACGTTTAACCGAAACTTTGCTACCGAGCCAAAATTTGTAACTTGGATGCTGCGAAACATACACCAGCCCGTCTACACCGGTAATGTGCAATCCGTCAAGGGCATTGATACGCCAGTATTCCAGATCAGTATTTTTACGCAAGTTATTGAAGACGGTTTTACAATCAGCAATCAGATATTACAATCGCTCCACGGCTACTCTGGATTGTTTGGCGGTGCAACCTACGGCATACAGATCAGCAAGGCCGATGTGCAATGGCTTTACAACACCTACGATAATGATGAGAAACTCGGACACGTAATCTTAGACTGCACACTAGATATACCAACCTGATAAGACAATAAATTTTTTACCAACCTCACAAAGGAACTTATCATGGCTCTCCCGACAAAAGTGTTACCCGGCTTTACCGCCACAATGTATGCCCAACCCAGCGCAACGCCAACACCAATCACGACTGCAAACTTGAGCGTTTTAGGCAGCATTTCGCCACTGGCAATCAGCGGCAACTTGGTGCCTGTTGAAGCAATCCCGGCATTTGGACAAGACGATGCTGTAGCATCATTTGCTGTGGCAGGTTCCCGTCAAAGCGACAAAATTCCTGTGCAATCAGCGCCAACAAGCATGAGCATCACAGCGGCATGGAATCCAAGCGATACCGTGTTGCTGCTCTTGCGTGCAGATGCCTACAACGGGACTATTGATCGCACCTACGTAATTGCCGCAACTGATGGAACCAATACCATCTATTACGCTTTCAACGGCAGGGTTAGCCAGTGGACAATTGACAGCGCACCCGGTGCCGAGGCCAAAGTTAACTTTACGATCCAACCCCGTGGCAACCAGTACGGCTGGAGCAACACGGTATGACAGCAATAGATGCGGTGCTGGCAGAAATGACTGCCAGTTACGGCGACCTGGCTGCGCTTGCACGGCAACAGGTAGTCAGCGCACCGGAAATAGCCGAGGCGTTGACACAGGTAGACACAGATTCAGCGGAATATGTCTGCCTCAAACTCTTGGAAAAAAATGTCCGACAAGATACAGAACACGAATGATCTGCTGAATTTTTTGGTAACTCAAGCCGAATCCCGCAAGGATTGGTTTGGGTTTACCCAGCAAAAGATGACAGGCATCCAACTGGTGCATCAAATAGCTGCCAACCATGCTGACACAATGACGCCAGAGCAGATCGTGAAATTTGTTGTAGAACTTAACAACCTAATGTACAAAGATATTATCCGAGGATGACATGAGCGTCAGCATCAAACTTGAAGGAATCGGCAATGTTTATGCTGCTTTTGAAAGTTTATCGCAACAAGTTGGCGACAAAAATGCTAGGAGCAAAATCCTAATTCCTGCAGTGCGGGAAGCAATGAAGACAGTGTTACAAGCTGCAAAAACTTTAGCGCCTAAAGACACAACGCAATTGGCAAACACTTTAACATTGTCAGCAAGGCGTCCAACCAACAAAGACAGGAGATCAAAATACATAACGCAATCAGATACGGTTATAGCAATCGTGACTACAAAAGCGTTTCCCAAAAAGAAAAGACAGGAATTTTATGAAGAAAATGAAGCATTATGGAAAACAGATCAAAAAGCCTACGCAAAAAAATTTAGGAAGTTTTCAAAATCTATAAATTTTCCGTATGATGCACGAGCCATTGCACAGGAATTTGGTTCTGCTAGAAACCCAGCCCATCCATTTATGAGGCCAGCGTTAGAATCACAAGCGCAGGCTACAGTAACAAAACTAGGGGAAATATTGGCGAGAAGAATGAATGAGGCTACTGTGCAATATGTTGGTGGACAACCTAGAATTATTTAATACAGGAAAGCGTAAACATGACAAGACTATCCAGCGCACTGGGAACAGGCGCAGAATTCCGCATCAAAAAGTTTGAACTTGGAGGCCACGCCTTTCGAGTGCGAGTGCCATTGGTGAGCGAAAGCGATGCCATGCACAGCCGCATCATCAAACCAGACAGCGCAGCAATTGACAAAATTTACGCTGACTTGACAAAATCCCTAGACGAATTTAAAACGCTAAAAAACGAAGAATTAGTTTTTTCAGAAAACGATGTTGTCGTGTCTGGGCGCTCAATGCGAGAGGCCGCTACAAACAAGGCAATGATGGAGGCACGCATCACCGAAATGATTCGCCTGCTCCAACCAGAAAACCCGGCTAATACACTGGACGACATTACCTACGCTGAAATTGAACTGGAATGGCCTTTGAGCGTCCAGTTGGCCTTGGTAGAAAAGATTAATGAAGTTATCAGCCCAGGCTATAAGGAGAGCCGGGGAAACTAATTGGCTCGTTGAAAGAACAAGTCGCAGCGGCGATGGTCTTCAACGGGCATACACCAGAATCAATTGCTGCCCTAGATCAAATCACCATGCTGCAAATCCAAACAATGTACGCTGACGGGGTAATTGGCAATCATGGCCTGCTGGCGCAGCTTGCAGTATTGACAACCGGCGTATTCAACTACATCCGTCCCCCCCACGCAGCCCCGTACAGGCTTGCAGGCACGCTCGGCGCAGTGCATGACTACCTGTACCCTCCAGCAAGCCAGGAACAGCTTGCAGCGCAGGCCAATGACAGCCTGTTAGCGTTTATGGTGCAGGCACCAGGCTTTAGCAAAGGAAGATTTAATCATGGCTAACATTGCTCGGCTCGGTGTAGCCCTTGGCCTAAACAGCGCCGAATTTGTCACGGGCATTGACGCTGCGTCCAGAAAATTAGATAACTTTGGCGCAGCAGCAATTGGCGTGGCTAAAAATGCTGTGGCAGTGTTGGCTGCTGCCTTTGTTGCGGCGACTTTTAAAGCGATTACCTATGCTGATGAAATTGCAGATGTAGCAGCAGCGAATGATATTGCTATTGACTCAATTATTAAATTAACCAATGCTTTGGAAAATTCTGGAGGCAAAGGTGAAAACGCTGGGAAGATGATTGCCAGCTTTACCGATTTTGTAGACAAAGCGGCAAAAGGCTCATTTGAAGGACAAAAAACTTTTAGCGATTTAGGCATATCACTTCAAGACATTGGCAGTATGTCTACCCAGCAGTTGTTGCAAAAAACAACTCAAGCAATAGCAGACATGGAAGATCCACTAACCCGAAACGCTCGGGCTGCTGACGCATTTGGAAAATCTTCTAAAGGCGTGGACATGGTTGACTTTGCTAGAGGTTTGAGAGAAGGCACTGGCGCAACCCTTGAGCAAGAGCAGGCAATCAAAAATGCAGCAGAAGCATTTGACACTTTTAGGAGCATCGGCAGAGATATTGCCCTGTTAATTCTTACCTCAATTGGGCCTCAATTAAAAGCTGTTGCTGATTACATGAAATTAGCATCATCAGAAACCAGTGCTTTTGGTGTTGTTTTTGGTTCAGTTTTTAAAACAATTGCACATGGAATGTCAGACTTGGCATTTATAACTAAAGGTTTTTCGGATGATATTGCACACGCAATAAAAAGTTTAGAAACTTTAACCTTATATTTAATGATAGGGAAATTACAAAAAGGCTTTGACAAATTTGCTCAAGACGTAAAAGAATATAACAAAAAACGTAAACAAGCTAGAGAAGAATTAGATGCATTTCAACAGCAATTATTAGGCAACGAAACAAAAACACAACGCATGGGGACGGGTTTTCAAGATCCTCGGATTGTCACGCCAGATGATGATGTAAAACGTGAAGTAAAAACCCCAAAAGAAGTTTTGGCAAAGAATTTTGAATTAGAAAAAGCAAAATTAGCAAATCAATATGCGGTAACAAATAATCTTATAAAAAGTTATGAATTAGAAGCTAATCAAATAAAGCAAGAACAAAACAAAGCGTATGCCGAAGCAAGATTAGAAATAAAACAAAAAAACATTACCGAAGAAAACAGATTTGAATCAGTAAACGCCAACATATTAAAAGAAAAATTGTTAGGCATTGACAAAAATTATCTTGAAAAAATAGCGGCATTAAAATACAAATACAAACAAGAAGCAATTAAAAAAGAATTTGATTTAGACAAACTCAGATTAGAAAATGAATTTGCTGCAATTGTAAAATATAACGATGATCAGGGTAAATTACAATTTGCATTTCTTAGCGAAGAACAAAAAATAGAAAAAGAATACAAAGGCAAAACAGCGCAAGCAATTTTAGAAAATAAGCAAAAAAATATACTTGAAGAAAATCAATTTGTAGGTGCAAATGCTTTGCAGTTGACTTTAAATTTAGGCAAAATTGATGCCGAATATTATGCAAATAAAAAAGCGCGTGCTGATAAATATAGAGAAGAAGAAGCGCAACGCAACTTAGATCAAACAAATGAAATAAACGAAATATTTAATAAAGAAGAAATTAGAAGAGGGGAACGGCAAAAAGTCATAACCGATATTGCAGCACAATCTAGAGCGCAATTGGTTAATTTGGAAATGGCTCAAGAATTATTTTTAATAGATCAAAAATCTAGGTACATGAAAAAAGAAGACGTGGACTTAGAAAAAGAATTGCTACAGATAAAATACAAGCATGACGAAGTAGTATTAAGTATTTACAAAAATACTCAATTAACTGAGGACGCAAAAGAAGGAGCTTATAACTTAGAAAACAGAAACTTAGCAATAACAATTGCACTAGCCAAGGAACGCTTGCAGATATTAAAAGATCAAAAATCAGGCGGCATGATGGAAGGTTTTCTATTCCGCATGGATACCTTTGGCAAAGACATGGAAACCAGTTTTGAAGCTGGCGGTAAAGCATTTGACTCAATGATGGGCAGCATGACTAAAGCCTTGGACGAATTTGTAACTACTGGCAAATTAAATTTTGGAGATTTTGCCGGCTCTATTATTAAAGATATGCTGGCAATTCAATTACGGGCATCTGCAACTAATTTGTTTTCTATGTTGGGAAAAATTGCCGTTGCAGCATTTTCAGGATCGCCAACAATTCCAATGCAACCTGGAGGCGGTTATGCTAATGGCGGCGACCCGCCGGTTGGAGTGCCCTCAATGGTTGGCGAACGTGGCCCGGAATTGTTTGTTCCGAGGACGGCTGGCACAATTGTTCCTAACCATTCAATGGCAATGATGGGCGGCTCAACCAACAACATCACCAACTACAATATCCAAGCAATTGATACCAAGTCATTTGAAGATCGCATCCTGGGCAGCAGCAAAGCAGTCTGGGCAGCAAACGCCTACGGAGCCAAAAACTTATCGCTCGGCAGGGGAAGAACATGAGTTTCCAAACCATCTTTGAAATCAGCCAAAGCATTAGCGTACAGAACCGGCGCACTGTCGGCCAGCAAGTCAGCAGATCAGGCCAAGTGCGGGTTGCTGAATATTTAACGTCTGTGCCGTGGTCATTCACCGTCAGGCCACATTCGTATCTGTACTATCCGCAAGTACGTAACATTATCCAAGTGATTGACAACAAAGATCGTCAATTGCCCGAGACAATTACCTTTGCCAGCAGCTTGTTGAGTTGGTTTGACGAATATAAAGGCGGCTTAACAAGTGGGCAGGCAGCAGCCCTAACGCTTGCAGCAGTGCCAGCAGCCAACGCCACCACAATCACAGTTGGCAACCTGCCAAGCGTTTCAGCAGGTACTGTGGTGTTTGCGGCGGGTGATTTTCTTCAAATTGGCGTGTACCCGTACAAAGTTACTGCTGAAGTTTTGCGAGGCAGCGGCTCTACAGTCAGCGTCACCTTGCACCGCCCTGTAATTGGCACGCCCACAACAGGCACATTAACAGCAGTTGGCTCGGCCTGCACGTTTTATCTGCTGGCAGCACAATGTCCTACCTACACACTTAACCCGATGACCTCGGGCGCATTTGTCCAGTGGGACGGTGACTTTGTGTTTATTGAGGACATTGTCGGATGACTACCACAATGGCTGCATTGAGCAGCCCATCCATTATCCAAGCCGAATTTATTCGGCTAGTTACCAGCACGCAAACTTATTATTTTTGCAATGCCGCTGCACCGATTACCGTGGACAGCATGACGTTTAGCAACTTAGGCAGCTTGCTATCCATCAGCGCAATTGACAGAAATATTAAAGCCAGCAGCGCCGATTTAGCAATTTCTCTTACTGGTGTAGACGGCACTAATGTTGCGCTAGTACTTGCAGCTAATATTAAAGGCAGTGAAATATTTGTTTATCGTGGATTTTTAGATAGCAATAATCAAATTATTATGACGCCAAGCCAGCAATGGTTTACACGATATACCGGCATTGTCAGCAACTGTTCTATTACTGAAGATTTCAACGATCAGCTAAGAACAAGAATCGCCACGGTAGGCATTACCTGCGCCAGCTTTAGAACTATCCTAGAGAACCGCATCCAAGGCATTAAAACGACTCCCAAGGCGTGGAATTTTATTTATGCAGCAGACACTAGCATGAACCGAGTGCCGGTGATTGCAGCCACGTATTTTGACTTTGGCAAACCGCCGCAATCTGCAACTGTCAGTAGCAACACATCAAACGTCCAAACAACTTTCCTCGAAGGCGGGAGGGATAGCGGATGATCCGTGAAGCTAACAGGCACGATATGCCTGCATTGCTACAAATGATGCGCGACTACAGCACGCAGACGCCTGTGCCAGCATTGCAAGCGGCAGCAGCACATGATGAGGCGCACGTTGCCAACTTAATGACGCAAATGATGGCAGGGCGTGGATTTGTTTTGATTGACAACGAGTCAAGAGGATTTATTGCGGCACTGATTACCACCAATGTCTGGTGCCCAGATGTTTACGAACTGCACGAACTGGCCTGGTGGGTAAAACCAGAGCATAGAAACGGAACCGTGGGCGGTAGGCTTTGGAAAGAATTTGATCGGCTGGCAACAGACTTAATTGACGATGGGCGCATTGATGTAGCCGTAACCGCTGTAATGGCTAAAAATACTTGGATTGATTACACCAAGCGAGGTTATGCGCCAATGCAAGCAACATTCTTTAGGGTGCATTAAATGGTTGCAACACTTATTGCGTATGCAGCAAGTTTATTAACAGCAGCCGAGGCAAGCGCAGCATTTGCAACAGCAGCCGCTACTTTTGCTGTTAATTTTGCCGTCAGCTATGTTGTCAGTCGGGTGTTTGCGCCAAATGATCCATCAGCAAACCAACCCGTAGATCAGGGCGTTAGACAGCAGGTAGCACCCAATACCACCAACTCAATTCCAATTGTATATGGCAGTGCTTTTATGGGCGGCACATTTGTTGATGCTGTTTTAACCACAGATCAAAAAACAATGTACTACGTGCTGGCAATTAGCAGCATTAGCCCTAATGGGCAATTTAGTTTTGATCGCACACAGTTTTATTACGGCGACCGTTTGGTTGCTTTTGATGGCAGCGATTTAACCAAAGTTGTCAGCTTAACAGACGGTGCTGGCAATGTTGATACAAAAATCAATGGTTTTCTTTTTATCAATTTGTACACATCCACCAATGCTGGGGTAATCACAAACGTTACAGGCACAGCGCCAAGCACTTACATGGGCGGCTCTGACATTGCATCTGCTGAACGCTGGACAGGAACCCGGCAAATGAACGGGCTGGCCTTTGCAATTGTTAAACTTATTTACAGCCAAGATGCTGGCACAACAAATCTACAGCCAATTACCTTTAACGTCACGCAAAATCTAAATGGCACTGGCGTTGCAAAACCTGGCGATGTTTGGGCAGATTATTTGGGCAATGATGTTTACGGCGGCGGCATGGTGGCAGGTTTGATTGACAGCGCATCAGCCACGGCACTCAACACCTACGCCGATCAGACGATTACTTTTACTAATAGCAGCGGCAACCCAGCAACCCAGGCTAGGTATCGCATCAACGGCGTCCTAGACACGGGGCAAAATGTCTTAGCTAACATTGATCGCATTATGCTGGCCTGCGATTCTTGGAATGCTTATAACGCAACTTTTGGTAAATGGTCAATTGTCATCAATAAAGCAGAAAGCACATCCTACGCTTTTGACGACACTAACATCATTGGCGAAATTAAAGTCAGTCTGACAGACATTACAAATTCAATCAATCAAATTGAAGCGCAATTCCCTAACAAAGTAAACCGAGATCAGCGGGATTTGGTTTATTTAGAAACCCCTGCTAATTTGCTATATGCCAACGAGCCGATCAATAAATTTTCTTGCAATTTTGATTTGATAAACGAGTCTGTGCAAGTTAGTTATCTGGCAAACCGAGTGCTTGAGCAGGCCAGAGAAGATTTAATTGTCACCATCAATGCAGCATATCCCGCGATACAACTAGATGCTGGCGATGTAGTGTCAATTACAAACACTAGCTACGGCTGGAGTGCTAAGTTATTTCGGGCAATGAAAGTTAGCGAGATATCGTTGCCAGACGGAAATCTTGGCGCAAGTCTAGAATTGTCAGAATACAACGCTGCCGTTTATGACGATGTTGCAATTACTCAATACAGCCCAGCACCAAACAGCAATCTGTCGTCTGCAAGTTTCTTTTCGGCACTTAGCGCACCTGTGGTTAGCGCATCACGCCCGACTAACAATGTACCCTCATTTGATATCCAAATTACAACGCCAAGCATAGGACGGACAACAAGACTGACATTGTTTTATTCTACGTATTCCTCGCCTACAGCAAGCCAATGGACTCTGCTAGATACTTTTGTTTCGTCAGCCTCGACACCTTTAACGCCAAGCACAACATTTACATTTTTAAATTTAATATTGCCAGCAGGAACATATTATTTTGGCTTCATTGCTGCGAACGATATTTCGCAATCGCAAATTAGCGGCACAAGTTCTGGGCTAGTCTGGGCACCAACAGGCACAGTCGGCACGCAAACCGCAATCGTGTATCTATACCAGTGGGCAAACAGCACGCCAGGCAACCCAAGCGGTAACTCAACTTGGACATGGGCAACCGCATCTAACGCATCGTACACAGGCGGCAACGGCTGGACGGTGGCAATACCTGCTAACCCAGGCACGGCAAGCACTTACCTTTGGCAAGCCAGCACCAGTATCTCAGCATCTGCCGGGACGACAACGACAACTGTGTCATGGGCCAGCGGCTTTAGCCTGCAGGCAATCGCTCAGAACGGCGCTACAGGAAGCACAGGCGCTACTGGTGCCACAGGCAACAGCGCAGTGATCTGCTACGCCATATACGCTGGCAATCCAACAGTCACCGGCTCGGCAGTCACTATTGCTGGGACAGGTTTGCCAAACACAACCAGTTTCTCGCCTACGTCTGCAACCGCATTTTCTTATGCCGTGCAAACCCCTGGAGCAGCGCAGGCAATGTTTCAAAGCGATGGCATTTACTATCCAGTTGCTAATCAAACAATTTGGAACACGCCATATTTGTCAAATCTGAAAGTTGGCAATCTATCAGCAATTAGCGCCGATCTCGGGACAATTACAGCGGGTTCAATAAGTTCCAACACTTACACAATGACATCAACAAATGGTTTTGTGATGAGACTAGGACAAAGTTCGGGTGCTGTTCCAATTGCATTACAAATTACTGGAATTACTGTTAATGATTGGGCTATCCACACTTACGGGAGTATGTTGATAGGAGATATATTTAGTGGAAATATTCGCTCGGGATATATGTATAGTTCAAATTCCGATGCGGCTTATACTGGCATATTCATGAATGCCCTTTGCAATAATGTCGGCATTTATGGACGAGGTAATGCATCATATGGTGGCGCTAGTCACGCAATCTTGGGGCAATGCTTTGGTGGCGCTACAGGAAATTTAAATACAAGCGGCATTGTAGGTACCACAATAAATTACGATTTTTATGCAGACGGGGCAGGCGTTAACTATGGGCCATTTACTGGGGCGCACGATGCGCTTATACCTATAGATGCAACAATAACTGAAGGCGACATTGTTATAGATTGCGGAGTTGCAGCACGCAAAAATTTTAGCAACACAATATGTTTTGTGGAAACTAGCAGCAGCCCAAATCAAAAGGGCGTTGTAGGAATGTTGGTAGGAAGTTCACGGCTGCTTGATGTTGAATTTTTACCTGCTGCTTTAAAAGATGATCCAACAATTACTATTGAGACAGTCATGGAGATGGGCATAGAAACCGAACGTGAAATAGTAACCGTTAATCCAAAACCGGAAGTAGCATCCCTTGCACTTACGCACAAAGTTATTACGATGAATGCCTTGGGAGAAGGACAAATTAACGTATGCGGAGAAGGTGGCAATCTGCAAATTGGCGATATGATCGTAACAAGTTCAATGCCTGGCAAAGGTATGAAGCAACCAGACGACATTGTTAGAAGCATAACAGTGGCAAAATCACGAGAAAATGTGACTTTTATTTCGTCAACTGAGGTTAAACAAGTTGCTTGCATTTATCTTTGCGGGTAGAATTACAGTACAAGAATCGTAGCCCTGCGAGTTAGTAGGGAGCGTCACTACCCGAGGAAGGGGAATCAGTCTTGGCAATCTTTAACAAGAATACCCTGGCGCAAGTCAGCGGCTTTAGCAACAGCATCATTGCTGGCGAGTTGGTTTACAACCAAAAAACTTACTGGAATCTTGCGCTCACCAACACGGCTGGCACTGCAGTTGATTTAACCGGGGCCACAATTGATGCGTCAATTTTGCGCCGAGCAGTCACAAACATCATTGACACCCGCAACGGGTTGACATTTGACATTGCCGATTACACGGTTACAACTCCTAGCCCAATTGCTTTAACGATATCTAACCGTGTCAATGCCTCTGGCACGTTTACCCTGCTGATTGACGAGTCAACCTGGAGCGTGGCATCCAACGATACGCAGCTAGACATCAATGCAACAAACTGCGTAGGATTCAGTGGCAGACTAAAAATAGCTTTTCCAGCATCTGGCACCACGCCTGCTGATGACAGCATAATTTTCTTGCTGTTTCTCGTGCGCTCTGATGGAGTCACAAACTAATGGCAAACTTAGTAGTCAGCGTTGCCGATGGCAACAATATCAATGTAGTTGTCACACCGCCAACAACCCAAATTGTCACGGTAGATAGAGGCGTGGCTGGCCCAACGGGTGCAGCAGGCGCTACTGGCGCCACTGGCGCAACAGGAGCCACTGGAGCCACGGGTGCCACGGGTGCCACAGGCGCAGGCGTTGTTGTTGGTGGCACAGTAGGCCAGGTGCTTGCTAAATTGAGTTCAACAAACTACGACACAAATTGGGTTACGGCGGGAGGCTTGGGCACCGTCACATCTGTTGCTACGGGCACCGGTTTATCAGGTGGGCCGATAACCACATCGGGCACGGTTGCCCTTGCAAATACGGCAGTAACTGCTGGCACCTACACCTCAACAAATCTGACTGTAGATGCCCAGGGCCGAATCACAGCAGCATCAAGCGGTGGCGGCAGCGGGACGGTTACAAGTGTTGCCGCTACAGTACCATCTTTTTTATCGGTTGCTGGCTCGCCAATCACTACGTCAGGCACCATTGCAATCAGCTATTCGGGCACGGCTTTGCCAATCGCAAACGGTGGTACAGGAGCAACATCAGCGGCAACGGCTCTTACTGCGCTTGGCGCTTACGCAGCAACTAACCCGTCAGGATTCACGTCAACGCAATACGCCACAATCTCAAACGACACCACAACAAATGCAGTGCGATATCCGTTATTTGCTGATGCAACAAGTGGCAATCTGACAACCGGCTACGCATCGTCTACAAAATTAAAATATAACCCATCCACAGGTGCGTTAACGGTTTCTCAACTAATTATTGGCCCGTAAAAAATCATGGGAAAAATTACATTTGAATCTGCGCTCGGGGGCGTTGCCGATTTAGTTGGCCCAGCTACTGCGACAACGGTAACGCTTAATTTACCAGCTACTTCTGGAAATATTGTCGGCACAGGCTCTACTGGCGTTGTCACAACAGCAATGATCTCGGGCCAAATTGCGGTAGCGCAAGGCGGCACAGGCGTGGCTACCAGTACCGGCACAGGCTCAGTTGTCCTTAATACATCACCGACTTTGATAACCCCGGCTCTTGGTACACCGGCATCTGGGGTATTAACAAACGCAACCGGCCTGCCATTAACCACAGCAGTCACTGGCATATTGCCGGTAGCAAACGGCGGCTCTGGCACCGCAACGCCTGCAATCGTCGCAGGTACAAATGTCACGGTGTCAGGCAGTTGGCCTAACCAGACTGTAAATGCAACAGCCAGCGGCAGCGGGACAGTCACTAGCGTGGCAACCGGCACAGGTTTAACAGGTGGGCCAATCACAACAAGCGGCACTGTAGCCCTTGCAAACACCGCTGTTATTGCAGGAAACTACACCGCAGCTAACATAACTGTTGATGCCCAGGGGCGGCTTACAGCGGCTGCAAGTGGCTCTGCTGGCACCGTTACCAGCGTTTCGGTAGTATCTGCCAATGGCTTGGCTGGTACTGTTGCTACGGCTACATCAACGCCTGCAATTACTTTGTCAACCAGCATCACTGGCGTGCTAAAAGGCAACGGCACGGCAATCAGCGCAGCAACCGCAGGGACAGACTATCTAGCACCTGGCGGCGCATTAGGCACACCGGCAAGCGGAACGCTGACTAACACCACGGGACTGCCTTTAACTACGGGTGTTACCGGCACGCTACCAGTTGCTAACGGCGGCACCGGGACAACTACGCCAAGCATCGTTGCAGGAACAAATGTAACCGTTAGCGGGACATGGCCCAATCAAACAATTAATTCCACTGCTAGTAGTTCTGGCACAGTTACCAGCGTAAATGTTTCTGGCGGTACAACAGGCTTGACTACATCGGGTGGGCCAATTACTACGTCTGGAACAGTCACTTTATCAGGCACATTAGCAGTTGCCAACGGTGGAACGGGCGTTATTACAAGCACAGGAACTGGCAGCGTTGTGTTATCAACATCACCAACGCTAATTACCCCTGCGCTTGGTGTGCCAAGTGCATTAGTTGGAACAAATATTACTGGCACGGCAGCAGGGTTAACGGCTGGAACAGTAACTATTAATGCAAATCTTACTGGTGATGTAACTAGCGTTGGCAATGCTACTACGTTAACAAATGCACCAGTAATTGCTAAAGTATTAACTGGTTATGTTTCTGGTGCTGGTACAGTTGCAGCAACAGATTCAATTTTGCAAGCAATTCAAAAATTAAATGGGAATGATGCTACCAATGCCAATTTGACAGGCCCAATAACATCAACTGGAAATGCAACAGCAGTAGCCGCGCAAACTGGAACAGGTTCTACATTTGTCATGCAGGCCAGCCCAACATTGACAACTCCTAACCTTGGTACTCCTTCAGCGGCGATACTTACTAGCGCAACCGGGTTGCCGTTAACAACCGGCGTGACAGGTACGCTGCCGGTAGCAAATGGCGGAACAGGCACAACAACACCTAGCATTGTTGCTGGCACTAATGTGACGGTATCTGGCACCTGGCCTAACCAAACAGTAAATTCAACTGCAAGTGGATCAGGAACAGTCACAAGCGTTGCCGCTACAGTGCCAAGTGTATTTAGCATTTCTGGATCGCCAATTACAACCTCTGGCACGTTGGCAATAACTTATTCCGGTACGGCTTTGCCTGTAGTAAACGGTGGCACTGGAGTCACAACAAGCACGGGAACTGGTGATAATGTTTTATCAACGTCACCGACTTTAGTTACGCCTATTCTTGGCACGCCAACCTCTGGCACGCTTACCAATGCTACGGGTTTGCCATTATCTACGGGCGTGACAGGCAATCTCCCCGTTACAAATTTAAACTCTGGAACATCTGCAAGTTCAAGCACATTTTGGCGTGGGGATGGTGTTTGGGCAACTGTGTCTGGAGGCGGCGCAACGCCAATTGTGGAAAATGAAAACACAATCTCAGCAAATAGAACAATAACGGTTGGCAGCAACGGCATGAGCGTGGGCTATATGACTGTAAACACTGGCGTATCGGTAACAGTGCAGCCAAATCAGCGCTGGGTAGTACTTTAATTTTTGGAGCAATAAAATGGCAGTGATTATCAACGGCAACAATACGCCAACGGCTGGCGGTGTAGGGTATGGCAATGCGACTGAATTAGCTTTTACGGCAGCGGGAACAGCAGGCCAGGTATTAACCTCGGCAGGCGCATCAGCACCAACGTGGGCAACACCAACATCTGGCGGCACTGTTACTAGCGCAAGTGTTGTCTCAGCAAATGGATTTGCAGGAACGGTAGCAACCGCCACAACCACACCAGCGATCACGCTTACTACATCCATCACAGGTGTTTTAAAAGGCAACGCAACGGCAATATCGGCGGCAGTAGCGGGGACAGATTATGTTACTCCAACAGGCACAGAAACGCTTACTAACAAGACGTTAACAAGCCCAACATTGACAACACCTGCACTTGGCACACCAGCAAGCGGCACATTATCATCTTGCACTGTAGACGGAACGGATGCGGTAGGTTTTAGAAACATACCAATTAACAGCAACAGCGCAGCTTACACAGCAGTTTTAGCAGACTCAGGCAAAGTAATCTTTCACCCGTCAACAGACGCAAATGCTCGGACATTTACTATTCCAGCAAACTCATCTGTGGCCTACGCACTTGGCACAGCAATCACATTTATTAATATGACTGCCGCAGTAGTAACCATTGCAATAACCACAGACACCATGTATCTCAGCAGTGCCGGTACTACAGGATCACGCAGTTTGGCTCAGTACGGGTCAGCAACTGCAATTAAAATGACTAGTACAACTTGGTTAATTTCTGGTTCTGGCCTTACTTAAAAGTTTTATATGAGCGGTTCACTTCAAGTTGTTTTCCAAAACCAAAGATCATTTGGTGGCGCAATAACGCCCACAGTTGAATACCTAGTAGTGGCTGGTGGAGGTGGTGGTGCTGGTGCTGATGCTGGTGCAAGAACAGGAGGTGGCGGTGCAGGTGGATATAGAACTGCATCAGGATTTGCAGTTGCATCTGGTACACCAATTACAGTAACAGTTGGAACTGGAGGCGTTGGCGGTGTTCATTATTATGACTTGCCAGGCAAAGGTAATAATTCTGTTTTTTCTACTATTAATACTACTGGCGGTGGCCGAGGTTCAAACGATGGGGACAATGCTGGGGCGGGGGGTTCTGGGGGCGGTTCGTCTTATTTAGGGAGAAATGCAGGCGCTGGCAATCAAGGTGGATATACGCCAGTAGAAGGTTATGCTGGTGGAGTTGGAACAAATAATTCTGGCGGTGGTGGCGGCGGTGGTGGTGCTGTTGGTAGTGATGGAGTTGGTACAGGAAACGCAGGTGGAGGCATTGGCGGTTTGTCATCTATTACAGGCACGTCTACTTATTACGCTGGTGGTGGTGGTGGTGGAATATGGACAGGTGCTGGGCCTGCTGGTGTAGGTGGTGCTGGTGGTGGTGGTAACGGCGGTCTGCAAGGTGTTAGCGGCACAAATGGCAGCGCAAACACTGGTGGCGGTGGTGGTGGTGCCGGCAACGCAGGAGGCGTGGGAGGGGCTGGAGGTTCTGGTATCGTAATTATTAGATACGCAGACACCTATTCAGCAGCAAGTGCAACTACTGGATCACCAACCGTTACCGTTGCAGGGGGCTACAGAATCTACACTTGGACAGGCTCTGGCACAATTACTTTTTAAATAATAAAAAACTATGAGTGGCGCACTTCAAGCTGTTTTTCAAAACCAAAGATCATTTGGAGGAGGAATAACGCCCACAGTTGAATACCTAGTAGTTGCGGGGGGTGGTGGTGGCGGTGCTAATGGCGGAGGAGGGGGTGCTGGTGGATATAGAACAGCCACTGGATTGACTGTTGCATCTGGATCCGCAATTACTGTTACTGTTGGCGGCGGCGGTGCAGCACCGGGATCAGGAGGAGGAACGTATAAATCTGGCAACAATGGTGCGGATTCAGTTTTCGGGATTATTACCTCTGTAGGAGGCGGTGCAGGTGGTGGTGCAGATGGCACAAACGGCAATGGTAGCGGAAATACTGGCGGTTCTGGCGGTGGCGGTGGATGGGGTTTAAGTTCTAGTTCAGGTGCTGCCGGAACATCTAATCAAGGTAATGCTGGCGGTAATGGTGGTGGTGGTGGCTCAACTTCTGGCGGTGCAGGTGGCGGTGCAGGCGCTGCTGGAGCAAATGCTTCTGGTGCAAATGCAGGTATTGGTGGTATTGGGCTAAGTTCCTCTATTTCTGGCATTGCAACATATTATGCAGGAGGCGGCGGTGGCTCAAGTCAAGTTGGTACTAACGGCGCTGGAGGTTTAGGCGGCGGCGGTGCTGGTGGATTAGGAGTTAGTGTAGGAGTAAATGGTACCGCAAATACTGGTGGCGGCGGCGGTGGTGGTGCAAGTGGAGTCACAGCTTATGGGGGTGTTGGTGGTTCTGGCATAGTAATTATTCGATATGCAGATTCCTACTCAGCAGCCAGCGCAACCACTGGATCGCCAACCATCACAGTAGCCGGTGGTTACAGGGTTTATAGTTGGACAGGCTCTGGCACAATTACTTTTTGAGAATAATATGGCACATTTTGCAAAATTAGATCAAAATAATGTTGTTATTGAAGTTAATGTGATACATAACAACGAATTGCTAGACAACGGCATTGAAAGCGAAGCGAAAGGCATTGCGTTTTTAACTGATTGGAGTGGTGGCTACACCAACTGGAAACAAACCAGCTATAACGCCACATTCCGTAAAAATTATGCTGGTGTAGGGTATACCTACTACAAACATTTAGATGCTTTTGTGCCGCCAAAATATTACGCAAGTTGGCTTTTAGATGGGCAATCTTGCCAATGGATATCACCCGTTGCATACCCCACTGACGGCAAAATGTATAAATGGGATGAATCAACAATTGCATGGATTGAATCATGACAGAAACCGAAGCCAGGCTTAACAGCCACGAAGCAGTTTGTGCAGAGCGTTACGCACAAATTAATGCCCGGTTAAAACGCATTGAAAGCGTATTGATGCGAGTTGCAGGCGTGATAATAATTTCTATGGGCGGCGTGGTGTGGGCGTCAATGACGTTGCGGTAATGGAATTCTTTGATGCGCTGGCAAAGGGTTGGCCCATGCTGTTGGCGCTGATTACGCTAATTATTGTGCTGGCTAAGATGGACATAAAGATTGCTGTGCTTGAGGAAAAAGTAAAAAGTTTGTTTGAGATTTTTAACAGGAAAGACAAATGAAAGCCAAACTCACTTTTGCTGTGACGTTAATGGTAAGCCTAACGCTATGCGTTGTTGTTGTTGGCATGGTTGCGGTGTTAATGATTGGCCTGTTTGATGAAAAAGTGGACAACTCGGAAATTTTTAAGTTAATTAGCCCAGCTTTCCAGACAATTGTTGGCGGCTTTATTGGGCTGTTGGCTGGCGTAAAACTATCACATGATGATGAGGAATCAAAATGATTGGACTAGACGCAATCCTTGGCATTGGCGGCAAGCTGATTGATAAACTTATTCCTGATCCTGCTGCCCAAGATGCAGCACAGCTGGAGTTGCTCAAGCTACAACAGAGTGGTGAACTGGCGGCAATGACTGCCCAGACGGAAATTAACAAGGCCGAGGCCAGCAACCCCAGCGTGTTTGTATCGGGCTGGCGTCCAGCAATTGGCTGGGTTTGCGCTCTGGCGATGGGGTATCAGTACTTGGCGCGTCCCATGATGGTTGCCTTTATGCCTGCTTTGTCATTCCCTGGCCTTGACGATAACCTTTGGCAGTTAATGATGGGTATGTTGGGCCTAGGCGGTTTGCGGACGTTTGAGAAAACCCAAGGCGTAGCTGCAAAGTGACACCGCATTTCACGCTTGCTGAGCTTACGCACACCGATCACCGCAGCTTAGACAACACGCCAAACGCTGGCGAACTGGCAAACCTCAAACGCTTGGCTGAGTTTCTTGAAGTGGTAAAAACCACGTTAGGCGGCAAGCCTGTAATGATCTCCAGTGCCTACCGTTC